TAATTCCTGGGCTACAACACCAATCTGCTTAGTCTCTTCCCCTTTTAAATTAAAGTTTCTAACTTTAACTTTCATTAAGTCATCTAATTTTGGAGTAGCATCTACTATATTTTCTTTTTTTCTTTCATCAGATAATGATCCGTAACTATTATTAGAATTTTGAATATTACCATTAGCAAATACAATCATTCTATTAGTTCCAGAGCTAGGATCTCCCTGTCTATAAATTAAAGCATAACCACCAGTAGTAGCGGTAGTTTCTGCTCTATTTAATTGCATTACAGTGTTATTTGTAGTTGATGTATCTGAATTTCTAACAATTAAAGAGTAACCACTTGGGGAACTTTTTGCAATATGATGAGCAGAATAACCATAACTAGTAGTTACATCACCTATATAAACTGTTCCTCCGCTAAGAATACGTAACCGTTGTGTTCCAGCAGTTCTAAATGACATATCATCTCCATTATGATTGTATTCAACCGCACCTCTATATCTTTCATTTCCATTTATTCCATCCGCAAATCTAATTGCACACCTTCCACTACTAGCTTGATTTCCATCTGTAGCTATTGTCATACCTATAGTTGGTGTTGATCCATTCACCCCACCTCTAATAACTAAATTTCTTGATTCACCATCAAAATCATCAGGTGTAGACGTCCCGATTCCTACGTTGCCGTTATAGTTAATCCTCATTCTAAGATCAGGAGCAGCACTTCCTGTAGATAAAGTTTTTGTGTAAAAATCTATAGTACTTCCCGCTGTAGAAACGGAATCTCCTTGTTGAGTAAAAGCTATTTTACTTTGTTCTGTTTTTGCTCCATTTTGATAAGTTCTTGAATAATGTGTTATAGCAGTACCAAAACCAGTATAACCAAGAGAAGGATGATCACTTGTTAAATATATTAAATTAACAGGTGCTTGTCTACTTGTAGCGTTTGAAACTGTTCTTTCTAACTGTAACCTAACTAAAGGTGAAGTCGTTCCGATTCCTAAATTTCCAGAACTATTTATACGCATTGCTTCACTATTATTAGTAACAATCCTAAAATTTTGATTTGCTTTTAAATCTAATAATACTTGGCCGCCTGTTGTGTTGCTCCCAAAATTTCCTATTATAGTTGATTCTTTTCTAAATTCTAATAAACTTCCATCTGTTGAATTATTTCTTCCTAAAACCAAAGTTGCAACATCACTTGTACTTGCTATTTGTGCTTGCCCTGTTGCACTATTATAACCAATACCTTTTTGATTTGAAAATCCACTTGCTGGGTTTACAACGGTATTACCTATTAAAACATCACCCCCAGAATTAATAACCATTCTTTGTGAACCACCTTGCGCGTGGGTACTTGAGCTGTGAGTCCAAAAATGAATAGATGTAGCTGGGTTTGTCTCCCATATATCTCCACCAATTACTACTTTGTTCTCATTAATACTACTATATCCGCCAATTAAAGCAAATCCTTCAGGTTCGGTTGTTGAATTATAATGTGTACCTGTTAAATAAGACCATTTATTAGCACCTTGAGATGATAATCCCATTTGTATATTACCACCAGCTCTATTACCTTGACCTGAAACTTGTAAAAATGTTGAAGGCGAAGCAGTTCCGATTCCTACGTTTCCCGCAAAAGTTTGAGTTTTGATTTTCATAAATAACTAAAGCATCTAACGCAGTATTTCCGTTTCTTTTAGTTTGTATTGTTAATTTTCCCCCAGTACCTGTATCACTTTCAACTTTAATATTTGCTAAAATATCTGCATGCGAAGTTTTATAGAAATTTAAAGTTGGTGTAGTTCCTCCTAATTGTACGTCTCCTGCAAAAGTTGCAGTTTCCTGATGTGCTCTATTGTTAATCTTGAAGTAGCATTTGTAATTAATTGTAATTCGTGATTAGAACTTGTGCCTATCTGTCCTCTTGCAGATTGTGCAATGCTCTTTACTGTAGCACCACTTGTTCTTGTTACAGAAACTTCACCATTACCAGAATTTGTTACGGCAATATTATTACTTGCTATTGTTCCTGCAAAAGTTGTAGTACTTGTAGAAGGCGTGCCCATACCTGATACAGAAATTACACCTGAACCTGCATTATTATTTAAACCCCAATCATTATTAGCATCAGCCCATAATCTCCTCCAATACTTTAAGCTTTTAGAAGTGCCACTTGAACTAAGATCACCTGCAAAAGTTGCATTTCCATTAGCTTGGTCAATAGTTAAAACATCACTTGATGTACCATAAGAATAAAATCTAAAATTATCATCTCCTGTATTTCTTAAACCTACTATCCATTTATCAGCACTTGCGGTTTGATATTTTGTTATTGCATTATCATTATTAGCTGCTCTATTTATATTAATAGTATCTTGAGTACCTGAAGTTGTAATGTTTAAACCGTAAGCTGTTCCGCCTGTTATAGTCAAAGATCCAGTTAATGTTCCACCGGCTAATGGTAGTTTAGTAGCTATTGAATTAGTTACTGTTGTGCTAAAGTTTACATCATCACCAAGCGCCGCAGCTAATTCATTAAGTGTATCTAATGTAGATGGTGCAGAATCTGTTATAGCTGCTACTATAGTTGATTGTGTGGCATAACCATTAGAAGATAAGTAAGAACCTACTCTAGCATCTGTATAATACAAGTTACTGCCTTCACCAATATGTGCGGTAGTTATACCGTGGCTAGCATGTAAATTACCCTGGACTATTACGCCGTCTGATATAAGTTTTACTTTAGTTTGTGCCATATTAATTATTTTCTAACGTTTCTATCCTAGCTCTTAAGCTATCGTTATCTGCTTTTAGTTCTTGTATTGCTTTGATTAAAACAGGAACTATTTTACTGTAATCTACGGTTTGGTATTTTTCTTCATCTTTATCACCGTCTACTACTAATGGTAATACTTCTTTTAACTCGTGAGCCAACACACCGAAAGTTCTTACATTTTCTTTTTTCCATTTAAAATTATAAACTGGTATTTTATCAACTAAATCAATTCCATTAAAATCTTTTAAATCTTCTTTTAATCTGTAATCCGAAGCTGATAAATATGATGTTGTATTGGTTGATCCATTAACTGTAATTTGACCACAATAATCATTACCATTATCTCTAAAAACCAGGGCTCCTACATTAGTGTTTAATTCAGTACCCGTTTTATACGTCACTATATTTGCCGTGCTGCTTCCTTGGAATGTAGTAGAATATCCATACGGATTTACTTGTAAATGTGGGCCATTACCATCTCCTGCGACTTTACCAAACATAATATCCGCTGAGTTATTAACATGAAAAACAAGTTGTCCGTTTGCAACTTCACCAGCAGTACCTAATGTTGGCTGTGCTTGGTCTGATGTGCCCATCAATAAAGCAAATTTATTAGCTAAGTAACCATTAGTAAAAGCAAAGGGTCTAGCCCCACCTGTATAATTATTATTTGAATTAAATGCTAACCAACCATAGCTACCGTATCTCAACGAATTGCTTGATAAAACTCCATATCCTCCTAGTTTTTGTTGTAAAAACATTTCCGCCATAATTATTTTGAGTTCCACCTAAGATAGTATGACCTTCTTTAACTTCTAATTTAGCGTCAGGTGATGTCGTTCCTAGCCCGAGCTGTCCATTATCTCCTAAACTAAATAAAACATCACCATTTACACCATTACTTTTTATTTGAAAAACTCTTCCTGTTTGATTATTATCTGAATCTATAACAAGTACCATAGACTCCTTAGCCGTTATAAATGCGGCATCACCTACATTAAAATTTAAAGATGTTGCGGTAGCTAAAGATAAATTACCAGAACTACCAATACGCATTCTTTCCCCAAATGAACTACCATTCCAAGTAGAAAATATCATATCGCTTGCAGCGTTTGATGCATTTACCCTTGCTTTTATCTGTGCGTTACCGAAATCACCATGGTATGTTGAACCTTCTAAACCAAAATTTAATGCAGCTTCATTTCCAACTGTGTTTGATGCATAATTTACAATACTAATTTCTCCTCCTCTTCCACCAGCAGCATCTTTTCTTACGGTTAATAGAGATCCAGGCGTAGTCGTTCCAATTCCCACGTCTCCACCTTGTTTAATAATCATTCTAGGATTTGCAGGACCATTACCACTTAAATTTCCAGTTCCAACATAAAAAGTATAATCCCCATAAGAGAATAATCCGCTTGAGTTATTATTTGAATTATAAAAATATCCGCCATCACCTGATGAAACAGAACTTAAGAAAAAAGTAGAAGACGCATTATTACTAAATGGTGCAAATCTTGTAGTAATATCTGCCCCATTTGTAGTCCCTTTTACATAAAGCATATTACTACCTGGGCTTGTTCCTATTCCTAGCTGTTCTGCAAAAACCGAACTTCCTGCTCCAACTGTTAATTGAGCAACGCCACCCGCGGGTTGTACTCGAAAGTTGTCTCCTGACGCTGATAATTCCACACTTCCTGAAGAATCTATTAAACCTATTGCGGCTATGCCATCTGTGCTTGTAAAAGTAGCCACAACATTAGTTGTTCCTGAATTAAAAAATCCTCTTACTCCAGAAATATTTCCTGCAAAAGTTGCGTTTTGTGATTTGTCTAAAGAAATTACATCTGTACCACTAACTCTAATTCTTGCTCCTGCTGAACTATGACTACTTACAAAATCTAATATTGGAAATATCGTTGAACCACTTGTTGTTTCAATACTAAAAGTTGTATCTGTTGAAGAACTTGTTATTTTACTTCCTGTATTAGCTATTACGCTTCCTGTAAAAGTTGCGTTTGTGCCAACACTAAATGAATTTGTATTAAATGAATGTATTGTGTTTGAAGCATATCTTAATGCTATTATTTGACCATGACCACCTGTAGAGGTTCTACCTAACTGTAAAGCTGTACTATCGGAAGATATTTGTATTTCTGGAACTGTTGTGGAATACTTTAATCCTATACCTGTTTGATCTGCAAACCCAGAAGCTGGATTTGTAACGGTATTACCTATTAAAACATTACCAGTCATGGTACCACCAGCTAAAGGTAATTTAGTGCCAATACTTGTTGCCGTAGTTGTTGCAAAGTTTGGATCATCTCCAAGGGCAGCAGCAAGTTCGTTTAATGTATTCAATGTCGCTGGTGAACTATCAACTAGATTTGATATTTGAGTTCCTACATAACTTTGTGTTGCATAACTTTGGGTAGAATGATCTCCCCATCCGTATGCTGTATTCCAGTTTGCAGAGTTGTTTGCAGTTATGCTATACACGCCTGAACCATTAGTCGTCATTAAACCGGCAGATGTAAAATCGTGATCGTATAATATATCACCACCTGAATATGCAGAACCTATACTCATAACTTCTATAGCTACACCATTTGCAGGTGCAGTATCTAAAGTTAATGTAGTGCCGCTTAAAGCATAAGTACCCTTAAATTGGTATACACCATTTAAAAATACCATAGTTTGGTTCTCGTCATGAACGGTTTGTCCTAATGTGAATGCTGCTGCAGATCCGTTAGCTGTGAATGTATCTGTATAGATTGCTGTTGGACCACTGTTTATACCTGTTGTAGATATAACTTCTATTTCATGGCCAGAAGCAGGTGCCGTGGAGAATGTTAATGTTGTTCCAGAAACTGAGTAAGTGCTTTTAGATTGGTATACACCATCTATATATACATTTGATTGCACTTCATCATTTAAAGCATTAGCCAATGTAAAAGCCGTTGTGCTACCATTTCCTGTAAATGTATCTTTGTACATTACAGAAGCAGAATCTGCAGCTAACTGAGCGAAAGATAAATTACCAGGAACCATCCGTTTTAATAACTTGGCCATTAGTTCCGTCTGACGCAGGGAAAGTATATGCGTCGTTAATCTTTATATTACTAAGAAAGCGATTTGCCATATTGAATTATATTATCCTACTTTACTAATAAGAACTTTTATTTTGCTTGCAGCTGGTGCCGCAGTAAAAGAAACGGTTACTGTATTAGCATTTGTTCTGACTACATCAGCATAAACTGTTTCGTCTGTGTCTACATGAAATAATTGAACAATAACATTTTTACTACCTAAATTATGTGCTACAGCTATAGATGTTGCTGAGCCATCACCTATTGCTGCTGCAAAAGTTGTAGGAATTTTATATGTTGTTAGTGCAGGTGTTCCTGCGTGGTTATAAGCTTGAAATTCCCAATCATCATCTGTTTCATTCCACTGTAATATAGCGTTAGTGGTATTGCCTCTTTCAACTTCTATACCTGCGTTTTGAGAAGGTGTTCCAGTTTCGTCAGAATTTAAAACTATAATATTGTCTCCAATATTTACAGTGTTTGAATTTACAGTAGTTGTTGTTCCCGATACAGTTAAATTTCCAGAAACTATTAAGTTACCAGAAACCGTTGGGTTTGTAACTAATCCAATTGTTATTTCATTATTACTTACTGCTGTTTCGATTTCGTTTGCAGTTCCAGAAAATGTTAATGTATCAGTTCCTAAAGTTACATCATCGTTTGAGCCAGAATCTGCTGCTATAGTTAAATCTGTACTAATAGTTGCTGTACTAGCTGATGTAATTTGTCCTTGTGCATTTACTGCTATAACTGGAATTGCCGTTGAAGAACCGTAAGTTGCTGCAGTAACACCAGAGTTTGCAATGTTTAAAGTTACTGTTCCACCAGTACCGCCACCAGATAATCCAGTGCCGCCAAGTACTCCAGTAATATCACCACCAACCGATACCCAAGCTGATCCATTATATACATGTATTGATTTATCCCCAGCGGTACTATCGTAATATATTTGCCCCTCTGCTGGACTTGAAGGTGCATTTGCAGAAACTTCAATTACGGCATTTCGTAATTCATTTTTCTTTAAATCTATGTGTGTTAAATATTGTAAAGCCATATTATTTAGTTTGCGTACACTTTAGCAGAGAAAGGTACATTGAATGTTATTTTAAATGAGTTTGCATTTATATGTTGAACGTCTCCTATTATGTGTGCTCCCGTTGTATCTACTGTTGTTACGGAAGGAAATTTATTTAAATTATGATTTATTGTTACCGGGCTATTTGCATTAAAAGAAATTTCATTTGAAACAAAAGTTTTATCGGTTTGCCCTTTGGGGGAATAAGATAGTGCATAATATTTATCTCCTGTTATCACCCCGTTACCTTCAATAAAAGATAAGAAAAAATCTGTTTGATTTGCTGTGTTTGATGATACTGTTGCTGAATATAAGGCAAAAGTATTTTGGTCATCTGTTTGAGTTAACATAACAAATAGACCATTAAAGTAATTTAAGTATTGAGCAATGTTATTTTGATTGCTATTTAAATGATGAAAAATTAAATGACTTATTGAATTCAAATTTGAGCCACTGCTTCCTCCTCCGCTTATAACAAAAGTACCAGCACTAGGTGTATTTGTTGATGCTTCAAATTTATATATTACTTGGCCATTAACATTTAAAAGACTTGACTCGTTTAAAAATTCTGCAATACTTTGTAATGGAAAATTCTTAGTTCCCGAAGAGGAATCTGTTCCAATTAACAAATCTGTTTTTGAAACGTCTGTATCTACATTATAGGTACTAAGTCTAGCCATGTATTACTTTTTTAATAAGCTTGCAGCCTTTTCTCCACTTCGTCCACCGAAATATGCTAAAACAACGGACATCATAACTTTTTCAAAAGTATCGTTCCATGTTTCACCTATATGAAATGGTATCGACTCAACACTATCTAATATTCCAGCTAATGAGAATATAACAATACACCACACTAAAACCAGTGGGCGTACATTTTTCGAAAGCCAGGAATCTGACATGGAATCCGCTTGCCACCTTGAAGTGATGCTTTCCATTTCTTTATTTTGTTGTTCAAATATAAGCTGTTGTAATTTTATTTTATCTTCGCTGCTTGCATCGGATTTACCTATTGCTGCTATAGCTTCTGCCGGGGTTGAAGCACCACTAATTAAATTGCCCAAAGTAGGGTTAACTAATGAAGCAGCACCAAACAATAGTTTACCTACTGTACTATCCGCAAATTTCTTTTTTGGTTTACTCATCTTTTTTTCATTTTATATGGAACAATTTTATTCAATGCGTTCTGTCTAGCCTCACAACCACAAGGTATGTTTAAGCCAGACGATACTTTATCAACTACACGTTTTATACCTGTAGCTTTAGTAAACTTCGCTATTGAATCTCCTAAACCTCTACTTTCCATTTAGCAATTCCATTTTCTTCTAGCGGCTCTACCTCTTTCAGATTTCCACCCTTTTGATCTTGCACAAAATGATTTACGTCTTTTAGCGGCTTTACTTCCTTTCTTTAATTTAGACGGTGGAGTTGTAACTGCAGTTTTTAGCTTACTTCCAGGATTATCTCTTCTGTATTTAGCTACACCTTTTTTAGACATACCACCACCAGCTTTTGATCCAGTACCGCCTTTCTTATTAACTTTAGTGTAATAGCCTTTAGATTTTTTTCTTGATGGTGCGTTTTTACTAGGCATAACTATTTTTTCTTTTTCTTTCTTAATTTAGCAAAATCAGCACCAGTAATTACATTATATGGTGGTGCCATTTTAGCTATTCGTTTTTGATTAGCTGTTAATTTTTTTGCCATCTTATTATTTTTTAGACATTTTTTTACCTGTTTTCTTTGCGTATTTTTTCGCAGCTGCTTTACCTTTTGATGTATAAGCGAATTTTTTTTTCCCTACTTTTGGCATAACTATCTGTTTTTATCTTTGATCATATCATCTATAGCTTTATTATAAACTTTATCTGTATACGACCGGTTATTAAAAAATTTACTTCTTGTTCCTGTTGGCAAATCTTCTTCTGCAAGCATTATACGATATATTCGTTTAATTAATTGCTTACATTTAAAACTTGTTTTGTATATTGTGTATTTTTGAGTGACACGATTTCTTTCTCTCCAAACATCAATCCAACCATCTCTTCTTAATCTTTCCCATCTGTCTTTGTCCCAACTATAGGTATACACCCCATCAATAAATTCATTACGTGTAAATCGATCTTTGCAATCTAAATAAATAAGTAACTCAAGATCTGCATCTTTTATATTATAAGTTTTACAGGCCCATTTACGAATGAGCCTGTAGTATTTTAATAAATTTAAATCTTTTATGTTATCTGCACTTATTCTCATTCTACAAGTACAATATCAGCAAGTTTTAAAACATAATATAGTTTGTCATTAAATTCTATACCGTGTCCGGCAACTTTATCGTAATGTACTATATCATTTTCATTAAGGTTTTCTACTAGATTGCCAGCAGATATAACTTTACCTTTTAAATACCTAACGTCTTTATTTTGATCTTCAGTAAGTTCTAAGCCTCCAACTTTTTTTGGTGCTTCTTTTATTTTTTCTATGACTACGTAGTAATTAATTGCTTTCATCTAATCGAATATTATTAATTACACAATCTGCAGAAAAAATAGTATTAACAACACTTACTGCATTTTTAAGAGCTGTTTTAGTTACAAGAACAGGATCAATAACACCTTCTTTAATCATATCAACAACTTCTCCGTTGATTACATTTATTCCTTTACCTATGTGTCCAGATTCTTGATATTCTAAATTTGCATTTTCAAGTATAGTAGCGTATGGTGATTTTATTGCTTCAAGCAAAATAGCTTCACCATCACTTTCAGGTCTTATATTATATGAAGCATCTAATAGTGCAACACCACCGCCTGGAACAATACCTTCTTGTAATGCTGCTTTAGTAGCATATATTGCATCCTCAACTCTATCTTTCTTTTCTTTTAACTCAACTTTTGAATTAGCACCAACTTTTATAATAGCAACGTATCCATTTAACATTGCTAATCTTTGTTGTAGCTTTTTCTTAAAGTAAGGGTTCTTTTCTTCTTTTATTTTGTTTTCAACTTTTTCTATTCTTTCATTTAGAATAGGACCTTGATCCATTATAGTTAAGACAGTGTTTTTATCGTCTGTAACAGACTTTATTGCTTGCCCTAATATATCAGGTTGAATTAAATCTAAATCATCCCCTAACTCTTCGTTTATTACCTTTGCTCCGGTAAGAATCGCAAGATCTTCAGTTGTGTCCTGTTTAGTAGGCCCGAATCCAGGTAAGTCAATCACATTGACTTTTATATTGCCTTTAACTTTATTTGCTAGCAATGCTGCTAATGGCTGCTGTTCTACGGTCGCTACAATAAGCAGACTTCTTTTTTCTTTGATTACAAACTCTAGTACATTCTGAATTTTACGAATGTTGGGGATTGGAGAAGAAACTATCATTACGTACGGGTTATCTAGTTCAGCTTTTCCTTTATCCTTATCTGTTACAAAGTATGGCGATTTGAGTCCGCAATCTATTTGTGTGCCTTCAACAAACTCAACGTTTGTTTTTTCGGTCTCAGACTCTTCCATAAGGACCACTCCGTCCTTACCCACTTTCGAATATGCTTGCGATATAATCTTTCCGAGGCTTTTATCGTTATTACAACTAATTGAACTGACATTTTCTAGCATGTCTCCTTTAACGTCCACCGCTTTATCAGTAAGTTCTTTATTAACTTTTTCTAATCCCGTTTCTATCCCCTGCTTTATATCTCTTATATTGTTTTTGTCTTTTGCTTTATTAGCTAAATTCAAAAGCGAATGAGCAAGGACGGTAGCTGTAGTAGTACCGTCACCTGCTTCTTTCACTGTGTTTTTGGCAGCCTCTTTTATAAGGGTTGCTCCCATATTTTCGACCGGGTCAATTAAGACTACGCTTTCCGCAACGGTTACTCCGTCTTTTGTTATCACCGGTCTTCCGAGAGCGTCCTCGTAAATTACGCATTTACCAGAAGCGCCGAGGGTTGATTTAACTGCTTTAGTTAATTTATCAACACCTGCCATTATTTTTGTTCTAGCATCTGTTCCGAAGGACAGATCCTTTACTATCTCACTTGGGTTATTATATTCCATTTAATTAAATTTTTTAGTATAAGTGGTTATTTGAAGGTTTTAACTATCTTAGGCCCTTTTAAAAACTCAAGCTTTTTTGTGTAATGCGATATGCTTCCATCAATTGCAGCTTCACAGCTTTCTAAAGTTTCACGCCTTGTTACGTCAATCCAATTTTCTTCATTTTTTGGATCTTTGTATTCGGCTTGAAAAAAACCGTTAGGTAGTTGAACAATACGCCAGTTTTTTTTCATAGCGATGTGCTCCCAAAGAGTTCTGGTTTCTTCGGGTATTCCTGAGTCACCTTGTGACCAAGAATAGGTTTTGTAAAAATAAGTCATTGGTTTTGGTCTTATGTTACTATAATCACGTGGTTGTTAGGTATTTTAATATATGGCACTTATGTTAACACTGCCACTTGTTCCAAAAGGATTTGTTGACGTGGAATACGTCCATAATTTACTGTGAACACTTGTCCAACCAGAAGACCCACCAAAATTCGTGCCTCCTATTAATAAGGTTGTCCATGTAGGTTTACTAATTGTAAAATAAAAATATATTTTGTTACCCTGCCAATACAAACCATCAAACGATTGAGAATTAAAACTCGCGGGATATAAAAATCCAAAAGTACCGAATACATGAATACTAGCGGTGTTAGCGTACCCATACGCTATGCTAGAATAATATTGTCCACTTCCCACTTGCATATTACTATTGTAATTATACGTAGGAGCACCACTATACCCATAAAATTCTTGCATACCATCAGGCGCTGATTTACCTGCTGTATTTGATAAACTTCTCAGTGAACTACTGGTACCGCCAACCTCTGCTTTTATTTGACTTATAGATATTGATCCACTAGATTGTAAAGCCATTTACGATTCCAATATTACAGTTATTTCTGTAGGGGTTATTTGCTCGTTTATTAATGCAGCAACTTCCGCTTCGTAAGCTGCTTTCATATCTGGGCCTATTATTTTAAACACCCAGCCTTTAACTATTTCATTAGTTAAATCATTTTTTTCTTGAAAGCTAGATAAATCATTAATAGGTAAAATAGTTTTTCTAACTATATTAGCTTTAATATCATCATCGTTAGTTCCTGTTAATGTCCATATAACCGAATGTGCTACATTGCTTTTAGTTATAGGTGAAGCACTAAAGTCGGTATGACTAGTGTAAACTTGCAATGTTTTGCAGTCCCAATTATAAGTTATTGCCATATTATTTATTTTTTAATTCGTCTATTTGTCTTTGTAAATCTTTTATACCTTCTATAAGTAACGGTACTATTTTTTTGTAATCAACAGCTTTATAGCCATCTTCTCTTGTTTCAACAACTTCAGGCAACACTTCTTCTATTTCCTGAGCTATTACACCAACATCGTGTCCTTCGTATAATTCTTGATTATCGTTCCAATCAAATTCATACCCCCCTATTTTATTTATTTTTTCACAAGCGTTTTGTATTGGCTTTATATTATCTTTTAATCTCTTATCAGATGTTTCAGAGGCTACTATATCTCCAACAACATGCAAACTATTTGTTGATGGCTTTACAGAAAGTATTTCTTGGCTGTATCCCCCTGTATTCCATTTTCTCATAACGAACCCTTTGTTTGCCCAAGTATCATCTGTACGAGGAGTAGGAATATCTAAAAAGAAAGTTTTAAAGTAGTTGTTTACGTGCAGTCTACCTGAATCTGAATCCACCGCAGCATTATTACTATTAAAAAATATGCTTCTACCATTATAAGTTCCGGTTGTACCTGTACCCGCTGGCACACATAATCCCCCCGCATTAAAATGGGCAACAGTATTTACACCTCCACCAGAAGCCGGCCCTAATTGCAAATCAAAACCGTAATTATTTATGTCATTTTCTGTAGTTGTGTCTAAAAAAAACTGTGCAAAATAACCCGAGCTGTTTTGTAATTTCATACCAACTTTACCATTGGTTGATCCCGTGTTGATTATTTTTACTGCAGTAAATTCATTATTTGTAGTGTCTGTACCTTTTATTAAAGCTGTTCCGCTAACCTCTAAATCACCCGCAAAAGTACCTCCAGCAGCTGATAAATTACCTTTAAAAAACGCATTACCACTTGTATCTACATAAAATTGTTTAGTATGTATTGAACCACCACTGTTAATAGTTATACCTCCTGTTGTATAACCGGAAGTGTCTTTAGTCCCTGAGTAAATCGCACCAGCATCTATTGTCCAACCTCCAACGGTTCCAGCGGTTTTAGCAGAATTATTTTGCTGAGCGGTTGCTCCTGATGCTGCTCCGGTTGTAACTGTTGCAACGGCCACCCCGTTAACACTACCCGTTAAATCACCACCTACTCTTAATATACCAGTATCTATTCTAGCAGCCGCTATTGTTCCTGTTGTAATCGCACCGCCATCAATAGCTGTATAATTAAAGTTATTTGTTCCGTCAGTTAAAGTGTTATTATTTGTTCCTGTAAATGTAACTAAACCACTAAATCCAAACATTCTAGTAACGCTACCAACAGTTATAGTATTGCTAGAAGCACCTTCTACGACGGTAACCTGTACGTGCCAATAATTATTACTACCAGAACCAGGCGTTGCCGACGGAGCAGATTGACTCCAAGTGTAAGCCGTGCTGTCTACTGTAACTGATGGTAATCCACTAAAAGTATTATTGCTGAAACTATATGCTAGATTTTGTGTATTAAACCCTGGACCATTTGCTGCATTATTAGCATCTGTATACGGCACTGGGAAAAATAAATAAGTTGAAAAACTTCTAGCTCCTGTCGCACCTGTGCCCCCTGGACTTCCTGTGTTACCTTTTAAAGATTTAGATAAAGATTGAACTTTAGTTAAAGTAACTTGATCTTCGCAATTTATAGTATAAGTAACAGTTGCTTTATTTTGTACCATGTTACTATGATCCGCTACTACCGCAGGATTTCCAGATACTGTTATCGCCCCCGCCGTTATATCATTAACTGAAGCTGTAGTCGATACTGCCGCTGTTACAGTAAATTGACCTGATCCAGGTGTATTACTAGAAGCAACACTGTCTAATTGCGTAGTTCCTTTATAAACTTCTATAGTAGTACCAGACCCTGTGTAGGTTGCTGCATTTGCTGCTGTTCCTGTTGCAGGTAATGTGTGTGCCTCGTTACTTAATATAGCCACATAAGGTGAAGTACCATTTGTACCATCTGCACCGGGTTTTATACCGATCATACTTATTTGGTCTCTAGCTACAACAGCCTCAGTTGCACCACCATCCCTTACTTCAACTTCAATTTTTTCCGGCATATCTGCATAGGCAGCTTTAGGTGTATAAGTATAAGTATTTGTTGTTGATGATTGTCCCGTAGAAACATCATTTAAAAAAAACTCATAATAACCAGTTCCCGCTAAATTAAATGCAGTTGCAGTAACTGTTACACTTGCTGGGCTAGGTGTTGAACCGGCTGCATTATATTCAAAACTTAAATCCCCTGCTGTTAAATTAACTGATTTACCATTAATACCAGCTGCTCCAGTGCCTCCTGCTGCACCAGTTAAGCCTTGTTTTGATTTATTTATTGTTTGGTATTTTTTTATTGTAGTTGTATTTTCTACATTAATAGTATATTCAATAATAGCTAAATCGCTTGTCATTCCACTGTGCTTAGCGAATGTTACTTTATTAGCCGATATATCTTGAGCACCTACAGTTATAGTTCCTGTTGTTACACTTGTTGTTACTTTAAACTCGTTATTACCAGGAGTTGCGTCGTGAGCAACACTATTGTATTCAGTTGCTCCATCAAATACTACTATATCTGTACCAGAACCTGCATATCCGTCTGGACTTGTTAGTACCGTACCGTCTTTATCTGCAGGTACTGAATGTGCCGCATTAGATAAAACAATTGTTAATCCGTTTGATCCTTCTTTTACAGGAGCAATGTTTATAGTATCAAAAGCATCTTCAATTTGATCGCCATCCGCCACACCAGCTCTCATTTCAATTGGAGCGCCAAACCCTGAAAATGTTGAAGGAACTGTTATAGTTGCTGTGTCTTGGTTTTGTCCCGTACCGTCTGTATACGTTCCTTCATCCGTAAAGTGTGATCCACCACCAGTAAATTTAAAGAAGCCATTGGCAAAATTTGTAGAATTTGCTGTAAGTGTTATTGTAGATGGAGAAGGGTTGTTACCTTCTGAATCGTATTTAACAACTAAAGCGCTTGTACTTAGCTTTATTGTTTTAGCATCCGCGCCAGAAGCACCTGTGCTACCTGTAATAGGATTAAATACTAATGTGTTTGGTAAGTTGTTCAAGTCAACTGATGTTGATCCTTGATATATTGCATAAAACGTTCTGGTACCTTTAGTAAGTGAAGGTGACGTTCCGTTTGCGTCCGATGCATAAACTATTTGTGTAAATGATGTAGCTGGTGCACCAGATAAATCGCCGAATGCTACAGTACCTATATTTGCACTTTTTATTTTAACTACCCCATTAGCCACCTCAAAAGGTGCCACAGCTGAGGTTCCATTGTATACTTTAAAGCTATCTGCAGAAAAACTAATAGCCGAGGAAGTTTCATCCGCTAATAGTTTCATACTGGCAATGTTACCGTTCGCATCCACATTTAAACCGTAAGATGCAGTAAGTTTACCACTTGTATCTACAATAGCTTGGGAGGCTTCATTAACCGCTGCATATATACCTAAAAATGTAAGTGCAGTATTGTCAGCTAAATTTTCAGCTTTAGTCATTACTAAGCTGTTGTTGTTTATAGTAGATACGGCTGTTCCTACTCCAACACCTGTACCTTTTATTATAAACCCAGGTCTTATTGTTCCTGTTATGTTGTCAATTGCGATAGTTGCCGTACCTGTAAAAGTAAGTGTAGCTCCATTGGCTACCGTGATTGGTTTACTTAAAGTTATATTAACAGAATTTATACTCAATATTCTAGGTACGTTAGTCGCGCTCACACCTGTTCCAGATACATATTGCCCAACTTCTAAATTGGAATTAGCCGCAGATATTACAAGAGCAGTTGAATCTGTTAATGCACCATTCACTGTACTGGTAGTTGTTGAATTAGTTGCCCCGTTTACAATTGCTGTTGCTTGTGTTGCTTGCTGCCCATTAACTTCGTTTATTCCAAGTGCTGCTCCTAGTGTAGAAAGATTTGTTGCTACAGCAGAATTAGCATCAACCTCCGTAGTTATAGCTTGCTTAAAAGAAGAGGAAAGTTGTAGTGCAAAAGTTATTGTTTCCATCAAAGGTACCCATTGTTGCACCTAAGGTTAGTTATTTTAGATGCTGCTGCTGATTGACTATCCGCATAAGTCTTAACTTCATCAAAATAATCTGCCGATGTGTCTATCGTAAAATTATTATTCGAATCGTATGTTCCAAATTTAGCAGATAGATTAGTATTCTTTGCTGCCAATGCCGAATGGTTAGTTGCATTTAAAGTAATTGAGTTCGACATAGTAGCCAAACTGTATACCGATCCATTCTGTAAATAGAAGTCAGCAAAATATGTTGCTAAGTCAACTAACTTGTAGTTGCCTGTCTTGTATTGCCCTATAGATATAAATTCCGATCCCGTTAAAAGATCGTTATCACTTGGATTCTGATTAATGTATGAGGTTAGTCTAGCCATAGTTATATTTTAATACCCGTATCTTCTCTGGGTCTTTTCGTTTTTAGTACCGCCTTTTCCACCGGCTCTGTTCTTAGATGCTTTGATGCACTTGCCTAATCTGTGATCAAAATCAAATCCTTTCTTACACTTCTTTGCCTGTGCAGTACGCTTCTTATATTTACCCCACTCGCTCATCGCATATTTCTTATCTCGCTTCGCTTTTGCTAATCGGGCTTTCATTGATAGTTTTTGTGCCATACTTTATTATTACTTATTATACCTAATTGTTAATCAGTGACGTTAGGTAGCTACTTATATACCTTTACAGGCTAATGTCATATAGGGAACTAATGGGTTACACCACCGTATTACCCTTGTATACCCTATAATAAAATCAACTTATTTTACCCCACCCCCCCTACCTTTTTAAATATTTCTTTATAAGTTTTTACCTTTTACAACGTAAACACGATGTACTTTGGATAATATAAGTGTAAGTAAGTAACTAATAAATCTAAATAAATATAATATGAGTAATTTAAATGAAGTAACTAAGACAATGAGTAAAGAACAATTAAGCGAAATCTTTCCACCAATTCACCGAAACAATTTCGTAGTAAGAAAAAGTTGGTTAGGTAGAAATCAAATAATAACTTTCATTAACAACAAACATGAACAAGTCACCTACAATCACGACGAAGTATTAAAAGTAATGTTACCTAAACTAAACATTCTACCATGCTGGATTAAGCGAGGTTATTGGTCACAGTCTACCGACATGCCAAGTAATGTTAGAAGTAAAGTAATTGAAAGAATTAATCTTCTAGAAAACAGTGACAATAGCTAGTTACTAATTAACCTTAAGTACCTTATGTCACACTTTTTCGGTGAGTGAGGTACAGGGTTACAACTGTAAACAATTTTACAATAGTAAACAAATAACCTACTTTGCAAATGCTATACAACTACAAAGTAAATACGAAGTGAAATGGATAATATAAGTGTAATAAATAAATAATAATAAAATGAAATTAAATAAAATATATAAAGAAATCAACGAAATAGGTACTTATACTAAACCTAATGAAATTCAAAGAAAAAGATTAGTAGAGTTAATTGCAATGATACCAATTTCTAAATACGATAGAGTAAGATAATATGAAAAAAATACTATACACCTACGACGAAAATAAGTTAGAAACATTAACTAAAGAAATGTTTGGCGAACAATATACTTTCAGTGAAATGAGTGAAAGAGAAAAAGGAATGATAAAAAACGAATACAATGATATATACAGATAATTACGGAAACGATTTAACTTGGGCAATAGGTTTGCAAATGGAAAATAAATTAACTAGAGTAGATGTGCTAGGTATAATTGAAACTCACAAACTAAATACGAATACTAACGGATAATATAATTGAATATGGAAACAACATTTGAAAGTTTAATGGAAGAAATAGGATTTCACCTAAACGAATACGATAAAGAAAATATAGACAAAGATGATTTAATCAATGCTATACAACAGGTACACGAATTTTATAATACCACAATAACAATATGAAAGAAAATAAACAATACTACGTATGTAAGTCGATGAAGGAACTCCTCGCGTTCACCAAAGCAAAAAGAAAACAAAGAGCTCACCAGCACTATGAAATGGCTAAAGTATATGGCGAATGCAGTGGAATGGGTAACAGAAGATACAAAGTACAACAAAAATCCACGTTTCTAAAAGGTAAATCATATGCTTATAAAGGTAGATGGAATTACTATGCGGTGGACCCAAATGGACATTACAAACTAAATACGAAGTAATCTGGATAATATAATAAATTAATAACTATGATAAAAGCAATATTCTTTTCAAAAATGAGTGACTACAAAGTGGTCGACGTAATACTAAAAATAGTTCTTGCAGGATTATTTATAATGTGGGTACTAGGTATGGCTCAATTGCTATACCACCTTGTAACTGACCCATCATCAATCGAAAATGCAACCTTTGGAATATTTGACACACTATAATATGGAATTTAAAGACTATCCTCAACACCTAATTGACGCTAAACTACAAGAATGCCTTGACTACGAAGCGAAGTACGGTACAATACCAACCGTAACTGCAATTAAAAAATGGTGTAATAGCTTTGAATACCGTAAAAACGAGTGGCAATTCAGACAAAGTGTTGCAAAAAGTATAAAACCTAATGTAAACTATTTAAAACCTTATTACAATGATGGAATTTAGAACATTCACAAGATACAAACAAAACCTAAGACGAGTAGGTGATAAGATATTCTCTTACTCTACAAATGTAGCAACCGTTGATTACCCTAATTTAATACAACACGGTTGGTGGAGTGTAACCACTCAAAAACATATAAACTATGTTGCAAACGAATTAAACCTTAAAATAGTTAAAGATTATGAGTAAAATGAAAATTATGGAAGAAGTTGCCGACGTACAGGTAACTTACATTATAGAAACATTGTATGACTCTATTGCATGGGCAATGGACGGAATTGAAGAGTTTGAAAAATTAGACGACGAAGCATTCAACACGGTGCACAGTGCTATACAAACCTTAACTATCGAGAAACTTCACGCCGGATATGTACCTGCGGAAGATTATACAGACTAAATACGAACTCAATTGGATAATATATTTGTATGAAAAAATGTAAATGTAAAAATATAATACCAATCGGAAGAGTAAAACTAGGTTACAACACTTGTATTAATTGCAGTACAACTCAACAATACAGTTACGTACCTATAATTGCAAACAAACAAGTACTCGAGGTACAAATTGTATCTCAAGAAGTAAGTGCTGCGGTGCATAAATCGTGGCGAAGAAAGTAACAGAGTCAGACGAGTAGCTTAATTAGGCGTGTATGTGGCGACGACTGTCGACGGACATATGTGATCATACGGAAGTGTATTACACGCACATAAGTGAATAGCTGGCAAAGTGAGAAATAGGAGACAATTTAAGAGCTGAGACCATTTGTCACACTAACTCACTTGAGAGACGGCGGCATACAGGTCACGTTAGGTAGATCGGTACATTGTACCAGTACGAAACAGAAATTGTGGATAAATGATAATACTAGTTAGCTACCTGTCCACAACTGGTGTCTCTCATATTGCGGGGTAGAGCAGAGGTTAGCTCGTTGGGCTCATAACCCAAAGGCCGGAGGTTCGAATCCTTCTCCCGCAACTAATGAAATATCCAAATGCAAAGAAACATTTTTATGTGTCAATTCTGAAGAGTGTAGTAAGAATCGGCGGGTATACGCTAATACCTTTCAATATAGTAGCGGCATGTATTACACTGGTTATCAGCGAGTTAATCGGTATAATTGAAGAGTTGGTTTAATACAAACTAAACACGAATACAATTGGATAATATAAATGTAAACTAAATAAAATTAAATTATGAGCAAATCACTTTACCACAGGTTATTTCCTGAACTACGAAAAAAATCTAAATGCAAACGCGAAACAATACGAAACCGCAAAACACTTAAAGTACAGATTAATGAGTCACACAGCGTGGTATCAATTAACTATTGATGACGTCAGACAACTGCAAACTTGGGCAGACTTCTACGACAGATCAGTTGAATCAGTGCTATACGGCGATAACATTATCAAAAAACAATGACGTTAAACGAGCGAGCACACGATAAAATATACGCTAAAATAAATGCGTTAGAGTGGGAAATACACGATTATCAAAAAGATATTGATGACGGTACCGCAACTAGATTTATACCTATGAGTTTACATAACTCTGTATTAAAGTCCAGAAAGCGTGAAAAAGAATTATACGAATACATTTTAAAATTAATATTAGATGAGCACAAGAAGCGTAACAATGGTAATTGACCGATCAATAGCCAAACAATTTGAACAAGGCTTTGCGGTTAATCCTGCAAAAGTAAAAGACGATAGCTATGTAAATATGTACTTGCATCACGATGGTTACCCAGAGTGGCAGGGTGTAGAGTTATCTAACTGGATAACACATATGCAGGAAGATCAAGGTTTTAGTAATTTTGGTGATGGTTCACGAATTGCATCACATTTAGTGAAAGACTTTCATTACCGTAGTCAATACTTATACCCTAGTGTAGATTCTATTGATCACCATTACACATGGATAGTATGGACTGGTAAACCTGATGTATGGATAAGTTGTTGGGACAACTACGAAAACAAAAATGTATTTGTTGGTGGTGGACACAAGTTAATTAAAAATTATTCAGAACCTAATATGGGTTATACTAATTGGAAAGATAAAAATAATAATGATGAATAACAAAGAAAAAATATACAAAGAAGATATATACGACGTTACACCTGATGAAGCAAAAACTTGGATACTAGATTATTACAACTCTACGATCAAAACTGATTACATGGGTACTAATACTTGTGACTATATTTTTGAATCTGTATATACTGCAGACTCTTATACGGTATACTGGGCTCATGCAAACGATGATTATGGTTTTAACCCTGAAAATGTATACTATTATGCCACCGGTTTAGCCGATGAAGTTATCGGTTGTATTAAAGACGGTCTTGATATATTTATCGATGAAGAAATCTATGACGAATTATACGTAGATGATATGCTTCATGAACTTTATATTGAAGTGCAAGATAAAATACAAGCTGAACACGAAGACTAATGGATAATAATAATATGACAGACGAGCAATATCAAATGCTATACAACCGCATCAAAACCGATTTGTATAATGAATTTATTAATCCTGAAACCGCTACTTACGGCCTTGATGTCGTGCGACAACAGGACTCTAAACAATTTACACCCGGTGAACTAATACAAGAAGAAATAATTAGTTTAACTGAAGTAATGAAAGAATATGAAAGCAACGAAGAATACGAACAAGCTGCTTTTATTAAAAAACGAATTGATAACCTTAAAAAAAGATTATGATAAGTAAACCAATGTTAGCCCACAAGTTTGATATAAACAGAGTTGATTACTCTCAACCTGTATATATACAACCGAAACTCGACGGCATCAGATGTTTATTCACTGCTAATGGTGCGTTCTCACGTAACAAAAAACAGTTTATGAACCTTAAACATATCGAAATGGCACTTAAACCATTTTTCGATCAACACCCTGATGTTGTACTTGATGGTGAATTATACAACCATAAATTAAAACGAGACTTCGAAAAAATAGTTTCACTTGTGCGTAAGCAAAAGCCAACCGAAGAAGACAGACGTAATGCACAGCATTTAATTCAGTTTCATGTCTACGACTACTTTGATGGTGTACAATATGACTCATACCGAAACAGACACAACAACCTAACTACATCTGATATTTACGGTCCGAGCGTACATTATGTACCTACTTACAGAGTACACAAACATGAAGAAGCGTTGAACATGCACCATGATGCGTTTCTTTCTAACGGTTACGAGGGCTCAATATTACGACTTGATGACGTGTACAAACACACAAGATCTTACAGTCTAATGAAGTTCAAAGACTTTAGCGACGCAGAAGCAACTATAGTGGGCTACGAACTTGGTCAGGGTAAACGTACCGGTACCCTTGGCAAATTTCTAATGATGGATGATGATGGTAATAGATTTGGTTGTCCTCCCGGTAAAGGTTATAACTATAAAGATTTAGCAAATATGTTAAAAAATATTAATAAATATATCGGTAGACGTGCAACGTTTACATATTTTCAGCGAACAAATGCTGGCAGTTACAGACACCCATTGTTTAAAGCTATTAGAAATTACGAATAAATGAATATATTTTATTTACACAAAAACCCTTATAAAGCGGCGAGCTATGTTTATGATAAACACAAAGTTAAAATGATCTTAGAGTCAGCCCAAATGCTTTGTACGGCCCACAGATACTATGGCAATGAAGACGTACCTTATAAAACTGCACATCTAAATCACCCATCAAGTATTTGGTGTCGTGAAAATAAAAACCAGTACAGATGGTTGTACAATCATATGTTAGGTTTAAGCCAAGAGTATACTGCGCGTTATAATAAAAAGCATTTGACAATAACTAAATGCAAAGAAGCATTATCTAAATATCCGCCTAACATACCCGATGGTAAATTTCAAGAACCACCTCAGTGTATGCCAGACGAGTTTAAACGGTCTAATGCTATACACGGGTATTGGACGTATTACATTATTGAAAAAGCAAAAATAGTAAACAAAAATGAAAAACCTTATACTTTTAACACTATTCCTGAAGACGTACGTTACCGCTACGGTTTACCATGCGGTGCCTGAACAGACAGACAGTACTCCATTCGTCACTGCCTCTATGAAACACATAAACCCTGATAATCCTGCGGGCCATCGGTGGATAGCAGTTTCACGAGACCTTGAAAAGTTGGGTTATACGTTTGGAGCAATTGTCTGCATTGAAGGAATAAATAGAGAATTTGATGGTGACTGGATTGTACAAGACCGAATGAATAAACGTTTTACTAAACGTATTGATTTACTTGTAAATGTTGGCACCATGGGAAAATGGAATAATATAAAAATTGAACTAAATGAGTAACACAGCAAAAAATGCAAAGCATTTAATTAAAGTTAATTACAAAGGTATTACAGACAAAATCAAGAAATTTCAAAAGCCTAGAAGAGCGACGAAAGCTAATAAATAATAATTAGTAAACAGCTAATGTCACAAGAAAGAAACATACAGTGGCTGAATGATAAGCAGGTTATATACTATCGTAACCCTATCACAGATGAGCCAACCGAGTCAACTGATCTATATGATTACTACGCGGAAGGTACGTATCAATGCTATAGTCTATTCAGAAGCAAAGCAAAGATAACCACATACAAATCTTTAAAGTGGCATTTTCTAGTATTGTATTATTTAAATTATGATGGCATCGAAGGTGATCATTGGTCATTGGAAGATGATATGACTGCCGTATTTAAATTTATTGCTAATAAAGAAAATGGATTTGTTACATTTTTCATGAAGCAAAAAATACTTGATAATATGATTAATGAAGTACTCGCTGTTGGTGATACACCTCCACGTAATCGTATACGTAAAGTCATATTTAAATTTAATACAGGATTAACGTTGTCGCAAAAGTTAAGCATCGTTGGTACATTGATTGGCAAAGGTAAAAAAGTTTCAGAAGATGACATATACCAATGCATGCTTGATTTGAACCACGAAAAACAAAAGATAACAATTAACAAACTAGCCAAACTGCTGGGTTGTACAACACGTACAATACATAGAAACATGGGCAACCAATTAAAAACAGAAAAAGAATTACTTAATAACGAAATATGAAAAAATATAATATACCAATATATTTAAAGTATAAGCAAGAAGTTGAAGATGCGTGGGAAGATGTTAATAAACCAATTGACGGCGATTATACTGGATTAACTAATGATGAAATCATTATAAACTTTTTACCATTAGTAGAAAACATAGCAAGAAAACAATCAACTTCTGATCAAGCTTCAGGTATATTATCAATACTTGATTTAATACAAGAAGGCAGTGCAGGTTTAATTGCTGCCACAAATAAATTAGATCGCGAAACATTAAGAAAGTCAGACGATCAAGAAAAAACATTAAAGTCGTTTTTATCTAAACGAATCAAAGGTGCAATCAGGCGTGCAGTTGATATGAATAGAGGTGAGATAAGAATACCCGAGCATAAATTAAATGAGATACGCAGAAATCCAAAAGACGAAAGATTAGTTTCAATGTTCTTTAACTCTGTATTTTCTTCAATTGATGCTAAGCCAAACAACGACGAAAATTTAGCTTATCAAGTTATAGATAAATCTGAACCATACAACATAGCTTTATTAAATACTTATTTGTTAGGACTAATGCGAACGCATTTAGATGAACGACAATATAATGTATTGAGATTAAGTTACGGATTAGATTGTGATAAGCATTCAGCAAACGAGATAGCATCAATAGTTGGAATCAATGTGAGTACTGCTCATGTTCGTATTTCACAGATAAAACGCGATGCTATACAAACCTTAATTGACAACGTAGACGGCTCGCAAGTGCTTGATTACCTGTAAGTTACGGTAAATATAGAATTTAAGTTTAATAATTAACATGTAATAATATTAGTATGACCCTAAACCAAAAACTGTCAACCATTCAGACAAAATTTAAATCGAAGAAAAGTAGATTTAACTCATTCGGCAAATACAACTTCAGATCAGCCGAAGACATTCTCGAAGCAATTAAACCCTATCTCTTAGAGTTAGGAGTGTCAGTAAGGATTAAAGAAAAATTAATCTCAACTGAACCTATGCCTATACTTGAAAGCACAGCTATTATTAAAGATGAGAAAGGTATGGAATTGAAAGCTACAGCCTTAGTTGGTGTAGACTTAAATCAGAAGGGTATGCAAACTCCACAAAAGTTTGGATCAGCTTCGAGTTACGGTAAAAAGTATGCACTTGGCAACTTATTACTTATAGACGACACTCAAGATAGTGACGCAACAAACAGTCACGGCAAAGTTACTATTGCTAAGCCTAAACCAGTCGCAAACAAAGCTGAAATAAAAAACAAAGAAGATGATAAATTTCAAAAAGCTTTAGACTACATTAGAGCAGGTGGTAAAATGTCAGTGATTGAAAACAAGTACGTCTTAACACCAGATGTTAAGAAACAATTAATTGAATTAACTACATTGTAAATGAACAAAGAAAAGGTATTAGAAAAGTTAAAAGAAGATGAACATTATTATGGCAAGTTTGGTAAACAATTCTTGAGTAACAGTGACATATCTACTTTGCTTACTAATCCTTTAGCTTTAGGCGAACAATCAAAAATGTCTTCAGCGTTTCTTGTTGGTGGTTATTTCCATACTGCAATACTTGAACCAGATAAATTAAAAAAGTTTAAGATAATTGAAAGCAGTACGAGAAACACAAAACATTATAAAGAAATGTCTGGCGGCGAACTGTGTTTATTACAACACGAAGTCGATCAAATTGAATTGATGACCGACAAATTAATGAGTAATGATATATGCCGAGGTTTAGTCCGAGGTATAGATGTTGAGTATGAGAAGCCTGGTATAGTGGAGCTTGAAGGCAATATGTGGAAGGGAAAAGCTGACATCATAAACCATGATGATCAACTAATCATTGACCTGAAAACCACTTCCGACATACACGCTTTCAGGCGTTCCGCTTACCGTTATAATTACGACAGTCAGGCATACATCTATAGTAAATTATTCGGCTATGAATTTGTGTTTATGGTAATAGATAAAAAAACACATCAAATAGCAGTTATTGATTGCTCACCAGATTTTTATAAGTCAGGTGAGGCTAAAGTTAAAAGAGCCACTGAGGCTTACGACTTATTTTTTAAGACAGAAGGATTTGAACCTTCACAATATTTTATGAATTTAACCCTTTAAAACCCTTATTATTATGGCAAGAAGAAAAAAAGCAACAACAAAATTATGTGCAATGACGGGAATGACATTTCCGACAACAGAGTTTTATGCAAACAAAACATCTTCGGATGGATTGCATGCGTATAGCAAAAAAGCTGATAACTTCAGAAGAAGATTACAAGCTACAGGAGCTACAGTAGGAACTACTGAGCTAAGAACTATGTTCAATAACTTATTTCAAACAGCAGTATAATATGGCTAGTATAATTAAAACAAGTATCAACCTTAACGAGATACCAAAAGACAAGATCATTGTTGGTAAGAAAGGTAAGTATTTACCGATTACGATTACAATAAATGATGAAGTTGATCAGTTTGGTAATCAAGGACCGGTTGTAGTTGCTCAATCCAAGGAGGAAAGAGAAGCTAAAAATCCTAAAGTTTATTTAGGTAATGTTCAAGTAGTTTGGACAAATGGTGATAATGTTGATGCAGCACCAAGATCAGATCAACCAACACAAGCAGCAGCTCCGGCTCCTGCAGTAGCAGATGATTTACCATTTTAAATAGTTAGTTAATGCAAGTAAACAACACGGAGATTAATGGTTTTTTAATCGACCAGTTTAACCAACACAATTTAGATGTTGGTAAAGCACAGGGGATTTGTCCCCTGTGTTCGTCTAATAGAAAGCCAGAAAATAGAAAACAAAAGTGTGCCTCTTACGATTGGGAAAGAGGTTTGGGTACTTGCCATCACTGTGATTCAACATTTCAATTACATTCATATCAACGTAAAGGGTCTGCACTCAAAGAGTATGTTAGGCCCGATGCGTTGGATGTTGTTGACCCTAAACAATTAGGTTCAAAAGTATATGAGTGGTTCCAATCACGAGGTATATCTCAAAAAACTTTAAACGACTTAAATGTTACAGAAGGTAAAGAGTTTATGCCACAGACCGGCAAGTCCGAGAATACAATTCAATTTAATTATATAATGGGTGACCAACTCATTAATGTTAAATATAGAGACGGCAGAAAGAATTTCAAATTATATAAAGGTGCTGAGAAAATATTTTATAACATTAATAGTATAGTTGGTTATGACGATTGTATAATAACAGAAGGTGAAATGGATGTGTTAGCATTGCATGAAGCTGGAATTAAGAATGCAATATCAGTTCCTAACGGAGCTACACTTAATTCAAATAACTTAGATTATTTGGATAACTGTATAGATTACTTTGAGAATAAAGAAAAAGTAATACTAGCTGTAGATAATGACGAACCAGGTCAAGCACTACAACAAGAATTTATAAGACGACTCGGAGCAGAAGTTTGTTATTTAGTTACATTTGAAGATTGCAAAGACGCAAATGAATATTTAATAAAATACGGTAAAGAGAAATTAATTAAACGTATTGAAGGGGCTAGACCAGTTCCATTAGAAAATGTAACAACTTTTAAAGATATAGAAGATGAAATTACAGACTTTGTTAAAAATGGTTTCAAACGTGGGTATCAAATTGGTTTACCTAATTTTGATAACATTTTTAGTACTTATACTGGTCAGTTTATCACTGTTACTGGGATACCTAGTAGCGGAAAATCAGATTTCGTTGATCAGATGGTAGTTGGCTATAACCAGAACTACGCATGGAAAACAGCATTTGCATCGCCTGAGAATGCACCAACATATTTGCATGCTCATAAACTAATGAGAAAAGTTTGGCAGGATATGCCACGTAAGCATGATATTGGTACAGACAAATGGAATCAAGTAGCGGAGCACGTTAATGATAATTTCTTTTTCATTGACATGGAAAGATACACACTTGAATCTGTATTACGTAAAGGTGCTGAGTTAGTAAAACGTAAAGGTATTAAATGTTTGGTTATAGACCCGTTTAATAAAATCAGAGACGTCGATTGTAAAACTGAAGACGTTAACAGATACACAATGGAGTATCTAACAAAGATTGAAACGTTTGCTAAAAAGTATGACGTATTAGTGTTTATAGTAGCACATCCAACTAAGATGTATAAAGATAGTAATGGCAAGATTGAAGAACCAACTATGTATAACATTAAAGGTGGTGGTGAATGGTATGATGCATCTTATCACGGTATATTAGTTCACAGAGATTATGAAAACAAAACTGTTAAAGCTAAAATACTTAAAGTTAAGTTTCAGAATTTAGGAGAGAACGGAGCTGAAGCTCATTTTACGTGGGAACCTAAATCTGGTTGCTTTATACCGCACGAGCTTGCTATACACGACGATGAACCAATGCCCTGGGATTAATGAAAAGTTTATATAAAAGAAGAAAGAAAAACTATTTGCCTTCATATATGGCTTCGCCTGAAGAACAAGAATGGAAATTATTTTGTACAAGAAAGAACATAAGAATTTCGCCTTGGGCTATGCCACAAGATGGTCAATGGAAGATATGTATAAACTTAGGCCCGTATAAAAAAGGAGAGAAGTGTAACTTTGCTCCACACGTATACGATAAAGAAACACTATGGCCAGAATATTATAGAATGTGTAAATATTATTATGATAAATATAGAAAATCAGTATAGAGGATTAGTTGCTGCAATATTACAGTCAGCTCCTAATAAAGAAGACAGAACGGGTGTTGGAACTAAATCTGTATTTGGCAGACAGTTAACACACGATATGTCTATAGGCTTTCCTTTACTTACAAATAAAAAAATGTATTTCAATTCTGCAAGAACAGAATTACTATGGATATTAAATGGTAGAACAGATATGAAATACTTACAGGATAACAACGTATCTTATTGGGATGCTGATTATAAAAGATCAGGCAGAACAGATGGCACTCTTGGTCCCTGTATATGGCCATCAATGGCGTAAGTGGAAGATAGCAGATGGTGCATACACAAGATATGCAGATCAATTGTATAATTTAGTTAAAAACATTAAAGAGAATTCCTAGCTCAAGAAGATTATTAGTTAGTGCATGGAATGCATCTGAATTAGATAATATGGCATTGCCTCCTTGTCATTATGCTTTTCAAGTATATATAAACAACGGCAAAATGGATTTAATATGGGTTCAAAGATCTGCTGATGTGTTTTTAGGATTGCCCTACGATATAGCTATGTATGGTTTATTATTAGAATTATTATGTAAAGAAACAGAATATATTCCTGGTAAACTTATAGCTCAATTGGGTGATTGCCATATATACAATAATCATATAGATGCTGCAACCTGTTATATGTACAGAAAAGAATCAAATAACCTACCCGAATTAAAATTAAATGAGGGTATTAAGATAATAGATGATAAATTACATATACCAAGTAAAGAATCTATTGAGATATTAAACTATAACCCTTTGCCAGCAATACCGGCAAAATTAAACGTTGGAAAATAATGTATTATTTATATCATATTCCAGGTAAAAAAATCGGCGTTACACGTAATCTTAATAAAAGAGTTACGCAAACGCAGGGTTATAAGCCTACTGAATACGAAGTTTTAGATCAGTCTGATGATATAGATTACATATCCCAGAAAGAACTAGAACTTCAAAAGTCTTATGGCTATAAAGTAGATATTAAACCTTATAAAAATTTATTTAAAATGAAAATAAACGTAACCGATCAAACCACAACATTCCCTGTTCCTGTTGCTAAAGTTAAAGGCAGATTGATGGATCAAATTGGAATGACATGGACAACCAGCTTTGGTAAAATATTATTAGATGTTGAAACAGCACAATGGATTGCATCTAATGCACACACGTCCATGTTTAATAGCGATAGAAGCTATGTATATAATAAAGCATTATGGGAATTTTATTGTTCGCATAACAGCTTAGAATCATTAAACATTGATGCTGAACAAAACATATTTGATAGTATTAGAACTTGGGCCAAAGTAAGAGGCTTATATGAAAAGGGTGATGAGAACACTCAGTATGTAAAACTTCAAGAAGAAGCTGGCGAGTTAGCTAAAGCTTTATTAAAGAATGACCAACCTGAAGTTATCGATGCTATCGGTGACATCATAGTTGTTCTTACTAACTTAGCACATTTAAGAGGTGTTAAGATTGAAGATTGTATTGACTCAGCCTATAATGTTATTAGCAAGAGAACAGGAAAAATGATTAACGGAACATTTGTGAAAGATGAGCTGTAAATGTAAATTCAGAGACCCTGTTGTTGAAAGAGTCGTAGACAAGTTCAAACAACGATCAGATGTAGGCTATAAAAAATATGGCGTTACACTTGATGAAGACCCCTCTAAAATGATTGACTGGCTTAATCATTTACAAGAAGAGTTGATGGATGCTGTATTGTATTTACAAAAAGCTAAAGAAACTTATGAGAAAGAAAAGAGTATATAAAAGAAAGAGAGGTCCTGTTGTAGCTAAAAAAGTTATTTACGATGGGATCCACTTCGCCTCTGGTTTAGAAAAATATATGTATAAAGCTTTAAAGCAAGCTAATATAAAAGCTAAATACGAAGGCGAAACTTTTGTATTAATAAATGGTTTTCATTTTGAAAACAAAGTATACGAAAGACAGTCTAATAGTAAAGGCATATTTAAAAATAGAGGTTGTAAAAGAATACTACCAATTAAATACACGCCAGACTTTATAGGAGAAGATTTTATAATAGAAACTAAAGGTAGACCTAATGAATCGTTTCCAATACGTTGGAAATTATTTAAACATTTAATGACAAAACAATTTCCAGGTTATACTTTATATAAACCACAAAATCAAAAAGAATGCGATCAGGTAATAGAATTAATAAAAACGCCGGAAAGCATTTAGCTCGAAGGAAATATAAAGAACGTAAAATAGACACGTACATTAAGTGGTCAGTAAACAAAAGAGGCTATTTAAAATGGAAAGATCTTATAATGATACATGAACAATATAATATAAAATGTTATGGATGATAAAGAAGAACCATCGGGAACATGGAGTATGGCATTAGGCACATACCCAGGAGTACTATTTGGGGCTAGAACTTATGAAGGCCCAACACACACACAACACGTATTTTATCTACCCTTTGTGGATATAGCAATAGAAATAAAAAATTAATTATGAACGCACCATTATTTACAGAAAGAATTCCGTACAAACCATTTGAATATCCTGAGTATTACACAGAGGGTTGGTTAAAACAAGCTCAGGCCTTTTGGCTACATACAGAAATTCCTATGTCCGGTGATTTAAAAGATTGGAACGAAAAACTAAATGACAAAGAGAAGAACTTGGTCGGAAACATACTACTCGGCTTTGCCCAGACAGAGTGTGCAGTATCCGACTATTGGACGCAGAATGTTGTCTCGTGGTTTCCCAAGCACGAGATTCAACAAATGGCAATGATGTTCGGTAGTCAAGAGACTATCCACGCCGTTGCATACAGCTACCTGAATGAAACCTTAGGTCTTGAAGACTATGAGGCATTCTTACACGAGCCCGCTACAGCAAAAAGATTTGAAAATCTAGTTGCTTATGAGGGTAACGATCCCGTGGGTATTGGTAAAAGTCTTGCAGTATTTTCTGCATTTGCTGAAGGTGTATCTTTATATTCTGCATTCGCTGTGCTATACAGTTTTCAAATGCGTAATATGCTTAAAGGTATAGGCCAACAAATGAAGTGGTCTGTAAGAGATGAATCATTACACAGCAAAATGGGATGCCAGTTATTTAGACATATGTGTTCACAAATACCCGGTCTAAAACAAGAGTGCGAGCCACATATATATTTGGCCGCTTTAGAAATGCACAATGCTGAAATGTCTTATATAAATAAGATGTTTGAGATGGGTGATATAGAAAATTTAACAGCTTATGACTTACAACACTTCATCAAAAAAAGAGTTGGCGACAAGCTTGAAGAGCTCGGCTACACTGAAAGAAAATACAAGCAGTGGGACTGGACAGAAAAATCGTATGACCAAAAAGCAATTAACAAAATGGCTTGGTTCGATCATCTTACTGGGGGTCACACTCACACTGATTTCTTCGCTATTAGGCCGACTGACTATAGTAAAGCAAACGAAGGAGAAGATTTTGAAGACGTTTGGTAAAAATTAAATTATGGGAGTACAAAAAAACATTAAACAATTGCAAGAACAAGTAGGAGTTTTAAGTGGTGCTTTAACCAATGCATTAAAAGAATTGGATGCTTTAAAAGTATTGTCCCAAGGGACACTAACAGCATTTCAATTACATATTGGTAAAGACGACTGGGATAAACTTGTTGAAGAACTTAAAGATTTAGATAAAAGAGATGTGGAATAAAGAATGGAAAAAAGGCGTAGACTACCCTTCGTGGGGTGACACAGACGTATATAAAAAAACAATTGGTGGTGGTTATTTAATTAAAAATGAAACACCAAGAGATGCATACAATAGAGTTTGTGAAACTGTAGCGAAGCGTTTAGGACGCCCAGAAATGGCCAAAACATTTTTTGAATATATATGGAATGGTTGGCTATGTTTAGCTTCTCCTGTGTTGTCTAATACAGGCTCAGATCGAGGTCTGCCAATATCATGCTTTGGTATAGATGTTGCTGACTCAATATATGACATTGGAAGTAAAAATTTAGAGATGATGTTACTCGCTAAGCACGGCGGTGGAGTTGGCATTGGGATAAATCAAATCAGACCCGCCGGCGATAAAATAACAGGAAATGGAACAAGTGACGGAGTTGTGCCTTTTTGTAAGGTATACGATTCAACAATACTTGCCACTAATCAAGGATCTGTCAGACGAGGAGCTGCATCGGTTAATATTAACATTGACCACCCCGATTTCGATGAGTGGCTCGAAATACGTGAACCTAAAGGAGACGTTAATCGTCAATCGCTCAACCTACACCAGTGTGCTGTGGTCGGCGACAAGTTTATGCGACGACTTGAGCAAGGAGATGGAGAAGCTAGAAAACGTTGGGGAAAACTACTTCAAAAGCGTAAAGCTACTGGAGAACCTTACGTGTTATTTAAGGGGAATACAAACAAAAATAACCCAGAGCAATACAGAAAGCACGGATTAAAAGTACATATGACAAACATATGTAGTGAGATTACATTACATACTGATGAATCACATTCGTTTGTTTGTTGTTTATCATCGTTAAACTTAGCCAAGTACGATGAATGGAAGAACACCAATCTTATATACGATAGTATATGGTTTTTAGATGGCGTGTTAGAAGAATTTATACAAAAGTCCAAAGGTAAAGTTGGCTTTCATAATTCTGTAAGATCTGCTGAAAAAGGTAGAGCTTTAGGATTAGGGGTGCTTGGCTGGCATACTTATTTACAAGATCAAGGTTTACCGTTTGAAGGACTATTAGCACAATATGAAACAAGAAAAATATTTTCACAAATTAAAATTGAAAGCGAAAGAGCTTCCATGGCACTTGCAGAGGAGTTTGGTGAACCTCTATGGTGTAGGGGTTCAGGTTTTAGGAATACTCATCTCCGTGCCATTGCTCCTACTGTTAGCAATAGTAAACTTAGTGGCAATGTTAGTCCCGGTATCGAACCCTGGGCCGCTAATGTATTTACGGAACAAAGCGCTAAAGGTACTTTCATTCGCAAGAACCCTACATTATTAAAGTTATTAAGAAAACATAAAATCAATACTGATAAAGTGTGGAATAGAATAATGAAAGACGGAGGATCAGTTCAAGGTGTTAAAGAACTTAATGATATAACCATAGGTAAATGGGATACACCAGCGAAAGAAGTATTTAAAACATTTAAAGAAATTAATCAACTGGAATTAGTTAATCAAGCAGGAATAAGACAGCAATATATAGATCAGTCTGTTAGTTTGAATTTAGCTTTTCCTAGTGTTGCAGATCCTAAATGGATTAATAAAGTTCATTATGAAGCGTGGAAGAAAGGTATTAAAACCTTATATTATATGAGAACGGAGTCTGTATTAAGAGGTGATATTGCGCAAGCAGCAATGGATGAAAATTGTTTAGCTTGTGATGGATAAAATTTGGAAGAAGCGCGCGTGAGGAAATGAGAGGTTGGTGGGATCCAAATAATTAAGGGGGATTAATTTCCCCCTTTTTTCATTATTACTTTTGTTGAATTAACAATATCTCTACCGGACCTGTTATTATTATAATTATTAATATCTTGCCTAGGTGTTATTTTAGATTCAAATCTATTTGGATTTTCCCTTGGCTCAACCCTTATGTTATTATTCCAACTTCTGGAAACATTATTAGGATTTTTATAAATTCTTTCTTCTCTATAATCTACTTTCTTTCTTAATTTATTTGCTATAATATCTACATTCGCTGTTCTTCTTCTTTCTTTCATTATAGCTATATTACGAGGCTCTTCATACATATAATATCTTGGTATTCGATAATTAAAATAAGGGTATCCAAAAGCCCAATCGTACCAAAAATTATGTCTATTCCAATACATATCAAAAGAATTAAACGGATTCCAAAATCTAGCAAACGACGCAGACGAATAAAATGAGAACGGTTGATTAGATGCAAACTTAGCGTAGTTCCATCTAAACGTAAAGCTATCTCTCATCTTCCAACTTAATCTTGTATAAGATAACGTATCTATCTTTACAGTGCTCGGCACTTCTAATACTACAAACTTAGTAGGCTTATGGTTGATAGTAGATAATTGAACAGCTCCACACCCTGTTAATATTAATAATAAAATTAAAATATACTTTTTCATATAACCATGTATTTAGTTTTGCCATCTTCTTTATAAGCTTTCAAACATCTTTTTCTATTTGAATCAGCATCCACATAACTTACATGCACCCAATCCGGGTTTTCATCGGTACCAAATTCCCAAATCATCTGATCGTAATCTAAGTTATCTTTTATATATTTATACATATCTGCATTAGACATATAACCATATGTGTCGTCTAAATCTATTGCTCTGCCTTGGCAATGCTGTGATTTTGAACTTCCCCCGATCGCTTGATTTAATTCTTTACTGCGATAGAACGAGTTAATTTTAATAGGTCCATTAACGTGTTTTCTTAATGGTTCAAATACTTTTTCAGCAATCAATTCCATATTCTGTAATTCATATTCACCAGGTGTATTATCTATACCTGTTCTCATTGCTGTTGCACTAAACGTTGCTTCTTTTTTACTAATGTGTTCGCTAATCATTTTTTATAATTTAAATTTACCGCCTATTGTTATTGAATATGTTAATGGAAATGAGTCTGTGCTTTTAGCTACATTAAAACCTAAATTCATTCTAAAGGTTTTAGTTATAGAAAAATCAAAGTTAGCACCACCCACGAATAAAGCGTGCTCATTAAAAACAAATCCATTATCTAATGTACTGTAACTCACTGGTGTTAATGCGGTAGCTAACATAGGTGATACAGTAAATCTTTTAAAATTGTAAGGCTTAGTGCCGAATGCTACAAATGCTGGCATTACATTCCACTCCCCTTGGCTGTATAATATATTATTAGAAGCGGACACGCCTCCAACAAATCCTTTCCATTTATTTTCTTTTTGGCCAATATACACGTTACTTATACCAAAGGACATATTGTAAACGCCATACATATACATTAATCCAGCGGATAATGTTTGTACGTTGGCTATGCTTCCTTTGTCGTAAAAATATCCAAACACATATTCTTTACCATCTTCTTTAATTACCATAGGTACTTTCTTATCGTATCTATGAAATGTATGCCCTCTTGATCCACTTAAACTAAATTGTTTTAAGTTATCCCATATCATCATATTAGCAGAGTAATTAAACTCGCCGTTCATAGATGATTGTGCAAAGCCAATACCTATAACTTGATTTGCTGCACCGTCTAATCCCGACATACGCATTAGATTAGCTGATATAATTATAGGGTTTGTATTTTTCTTTTTCTTTTCTTTTTCTTCTTCTTCCTCTTCTTCTTCAGTTTCCTCTTCCTCCTTTTCTTCTTCTTCTTCTTTCTCTTCTTCCTTCTCCTCTTCTTTTTCCTCCTCTTGTTCTTCTTCTTTTTGCTCCTCTTCATTATCGCTATCGTCAGAATCATCAGAGTCGCCACTATCATCACTGTCATCAGAATCACCGCCATCATCTCCTCCATCATCACTATCGCCTCCCCCATCATCAGAGTCACCACCACCGTCACTGTCTCCTCCACCATCGGAATCACCGCCGGAATCACCGCCACTGTCTCCAGTATCACCACCACTATCTCCACCAGAATCAGAACCACTTCCTGAATTATCAGTCGATCCACTTCCGCTAGAATCAGAACTATTATTTGTGTTTGATGTAGATGTTTGCGTAGTTGTTTGCGTGGTCTGTGCTGTTGAGCATGCTGACAATGCATACCACCAAGCATACGTTTGCTCCATCCAAGTTCTTAATGCGCCACTGTAAAAATCATTAGCAGTAAAAGTTTTTGTTCTATTATAAAAGGATACTGTTGTGTATCCTTCCATTTGAATTGAAACTCTTTTAATCTCTCCGGTACATCTATCCGCAAAGGCTTGTACTAATGTTTGAGAATATATACTTGAGGAAAATAATAATAATATTATTATTTTTTTCATTAATGATCAAATATCTTTTTTCTTATCATTCGTTTAACAACCTTAGCAACCGCAGTTTCTAAAGCTTTCTTAGTCGATGTACCAATTGACGATTGGTTGAACTTAACATCTTCTAAATTCTCATTATTTAATAAAGTTAATTCTCTTGTTGTTGTAGCTTTACCTAAGCCAGATCCTGTCATGTATAACCCAGTTTCAGAATCAACAAGCTTAACCTGCAGGCCTAATCTTGTAACTAATTTATTTTTAATACCGTCTTTTAAATTAATAGTTTCATCTTCTGATATACTAAAATCGTATACCTCTATATAACAAAAGTATTTAGCTAAAACTATTTTACCTATAGGATTTATTACATTAGCTGTAAAACCTTTCTCACTTGCTTTGAATTGTTTAATCATTCTGTCTTTTATTTCATCTCTTGTTTCTACAAACTCAAAACGAAACGTTTCATCTAAGAACGCTACAGTTATATTAGTTAAACCTAATCCAACCCTATAATCACCTAATTCAGGGATACTGATTTAATATTTCTTCAGTAACACCAATGTTAAGCAAGGCTACAGATACGGGGTCACCATTATATTCTGGCACACTCCATATAGATTCTCTTGACTCAAAGCTACCAACGTAATCTTCGGTTGTTGTTTTTCCAATTACTTGGCTATGAACAGAAGCCACAGCCGATACAAATATCGCACATAGTATAAATTTTTTCATGTTACCAATCTATTTCTCTTTCTTCTTTCTTTGGTTTTTGTATAACTGTTTTAGTTATAACCAAAGTATCTTTTACAACACTCGGTGGTATTGTTATTGTTTGCTCCATTGTTGGCGGAGGTGAATCATCTTCAGGGCTAAATATGGCTTCCATGTTAGCTATGAATATTCCCCCAGCCGCAGTTATAATTAAACCTACTGTAGCTATTATTTGGTTTTTTAATTCTTTCATATTACTTCATTGAAAAGGTTTGTCGACCTATAAATTGATTGTTTTTAGTATACAGCTCCACGGTGTATGAGCTAACTGGTAATGAATTAACATATATATTTAATATGTTATCTCCTTCTTTGCCTTTTATTATTTCTTGATTAATTATAGTATTTGTAAAATCTAATATTTTAATTCTATAATCACCATCAGAGGGTAGCTTAGTATTTATTCTCACTTTGTCTTGTACTATATAGCTTTCAAGTTTTAAACCAACAGCTTGAGGCATGAATAAAGATTCAGGCACTTCTTGTATCGGTCTTTCATTGTATACCTCTGTGGTACAACTTATAAATAAAAATAGTATAAAAAGTTTTTTCATTATTGTATTTTTAAAATTACTTTAGTTCCATCGCTTGTAACAGCATCCGTTGTTTTAAAATAAATTAAACCCTGATGCATTTGTTACGGTTTGTTTTGTATTAAATATAATTTTATAAGGTTTACCAACCTTAATGCTTTCTTGGTTTTCTACACTAATGCTACCAAAATATAATTTATTATCGCGTTCTGTTGCAAAATTAGTTAATAGATTGCCTGTATCGAATTGAACCTCTTCAAATTCTAATATAGTATCGTCAAACTGAATTACAAATTGCATGCCCGCTAAATAATTTTTTTCGAGCTCAACTAATAATTCCACTTTATCGTTAACTAAACTTGTTGAAATATCTAAATCTAAATTTTCAATTTTACCCTGCACAGTAGGTGTTCTTACAACACCCTCGTTATCGTCTTCAACTATAGGTTCAAATGAATGTGAGAAGTCTACGTCTCCAATAAGCCCGTGACCAAAATCAAAAACCTTATTAGAATCAGTAGGTGTAAAATGTTTTTTTTGTCCAAAGTAATAATCATCTGTAGCATATCCGTATTGTGTTTTTTCCCCCCAAATATCTTTAGCGCCGTTAGTAGAGCTGGTAAAATATTCACTAACATTTTCATCCATTATGTGGCTAAGCATAACATAAGAATCATCAAAGTCTACATTGCCACTGTTGTTAACTTCGCCTAGTAAATATTGTAGTGCGTGTGTGAATGTATTTGCTGAACCTACCCTGGACTAGCACCTGCGCCGATAGCTTCTTTAAATACCAGGAAAACATCAGTTACAGTAACTACATCATCTAGCCAATCAGAAGCCAATTCATTATCAACAGTAATGTTAATATCGTATTTAACATCGTTTTCTAAACCAGTTACAATAGCTTGAGAATTAGCATCAAAGTTGCCACTCGCTACACTATTATTATTACTTAATATATCGTATTTATAATGTGTCGGTTTGTCATTCTCTGTTTTAAGATTTATAGTAACACTTCCAGCATCACCACCTTCAACGTCAGACAATGTTATTTTTTGTTGCATTGCGTCCACATCGTATTTTGTTGATGTTGAATTGTCTTCAGCTCTCATCCAGTTAAGATGGGTTACATTATTATAATTACTGTAGTTAGTATTAATCTTATCCTTAATTTTAAAATCAACTTCAATTAAAGTATTGTTATATGTTATACCTACACCATCTTGAATTGTTATTCTTTCTACTGACCAATCGTTATCTGTAGGGATATGAATTAGTATCTCCTTGAACTTGTGTTCTGTTAAACCAACCGTGTAAATACTGAGCTGAAAGATTATCTTCATCATAAGTGCTTAAAACTTTATACTTATAACCGTCCCAATGTGTTAACGATGTTTGTGCATTTGTGTTGGCTGAGTTATCGGTTACTTTAAATCTATGAGTAATCTTTTGTAACAATTTGTTATTGTACTCATAATCAAATATATACAAGTTAGGATCTACATCTTCTGTAACTTGTATTGTATTAAACTTTATTGTTATAGTATCACCAACCGCAAAATCCTCGGCGTTTGTATAACTGTGATCAAGTTTTAAATCTTGTGCTAAGCAGAATAATGGTAATAATAAAAACAATAATTTTTTCATAGTTTTAATTTCTTAATAATGTTTTCAGATAATTTTTTTAATGCAACGCTAACACTGTTTTGCGTGAACTCTCCTTGCTCATTTAATAAAATTAAAGATGTAGTTATATCTTTTGATGTGCCTTTTACTTTTACTTTTTTCTTTTTGTATTTGGCAATAGCAATTATTTCGGTTTGACTCGATGATTTGCTATACAACGCAATATTTGATTGAGTACGTTTCACATCAAAATAAATTAGTTCAACATCTAAAACATTTTCACTTCTATCATTTAAGTTATAATCTTGATCCTGAACCACTTCCTCTAATATGTTTTTCAAACCAAACCCAACGTTCCTATTGCCAACCAAAGGACCAGTTTGAATTGAATTTTTTATATCGTTTATTTTAATATCTTGTGCAGATATTACAATGCAAAATAATAAACTACTTACTATCTTTATTCCTTTTATGTACTTCATACCATCTTTGAACAGTAAAGCCTATTGAAACTAATAATAATATTATTTTAAGTATATCTTCAACCGAAGTCATTGAAACTGTGAATGCCGATGTATTCAATGCTAACACTTTTAAATCTTGAGTATCCATTTATTTTTTTCTTTTAACTGATTTGACCCTTCTTGGTTTTCCCTTTGGTTGTCCTAAACTTTTCTTTTCTCTGATTTTTTTTGCTTTTTCAGATGAAGACATTTCACTTGCTGTTTTTGGTGTTTTACTTGATACTCTTTTGCTTGGTCTGCAATATGGCACGCCTCTGCCGTCGCCTTTTTTACGACCACAAGCTTTCCCTGTTCTAACGTCAACCCATTTTTCTTTGAACCAACGTTTAAGCGATGCGCCTTTTTTGGTTTTTCTTACAGCCATTACTTTTTCTGTTTACCTTTGTTTTTTCTACATTTAGCTATAGCTCCACTCGCATATGCGGATGGGAATACTTTGTATTGTCTTTTTACTTTATAGTAACACGCGTCTTTTGGCATAATTAAAATTTTACTATGTTCGATTTTGATTTTGTTTTTTTCTTTTTTGCATTTTTCCACTCTAATTCCCATTTAGCCCAACCTAAAGCATTAGCTATTCTCATCCAATCTTCATTTTCAGAGTCTAAAGCGTCTTTTATATTTGTTATTTTTTTAATTCCTCTGTCAAGTGGTATATTCGTGCTCGCACTAACTAAATTACCTAAAGCTAAAGCAGCAGGATTATCTATAGCAAAACCTTTTTCTTTTATTTCTTTTTTATTCCATTGAAAAGTTCTATTTGCTGACACAACTTTTTTAATTTTAGATGAAATTGGAGGAGATAAATTCAATAATTCAATAGCAGTATCTTGAGGGCTACCTTTATCCGCCATTTTTATTATAACATTTTTAAGTGTAGATATTGCTGCTCCATGAAAACCAATACCCCTTAATAATGAATCCGCCATACCGTTTGCAATTCTAGCACTTTTATTTTTTAAAAGCTCATCATCAGGATCATTACCAAACATCATGGCAAATAAAGCTTGCTGTAATGCGTTAAACATAATATTTTGTACAACACCATAATACATTATCTTAGACATATTGGTTTTATCATCCCCACGTCTATTTATAAGATCACTAGCGGCTTTTTGCATTATTCTAGCATATTGTGATGGTGTATTTGCAAAAGCTAATATAACGCGGCCTAATTCACTGGCTTGTTGTTGGCTAATTCTATCAGGTCTGCTTGATTGCTGAGACTCTTCAGATATTTCTCTAAAATCCAAAAAGGCTTTTTGCTCAGCTTCAGTTTTTGACATACCATCTTTGATATATGAATTAATTCTATTTCTATAAAAAGCAGCCCCCCCAGAGGATATTGCAAAACTATCCGCTATTTGTGTTGGTAAAAATCCTAATTTTAATATTTTAGCAACAAAAGCTTTTGCTTTATTATTAGATTCAGCTGCAATTTCAGCAATATCGGCTTCATTAACATTAATTTTTAACCCGTTACGTCTAGTTACTAAGTAATCAGAATTCATTAAAAACATTACGTCTTTCCAATATTGAGGTTGATTAGCAAATGCTGCAGCTGCTTTCAACGGATTGTTATCATTCCAATTTAAATAATTCACTGCAGATATTGTTTGAAGAACAGCTGATCTTGAGTTAAAAAACATTATTGTTCCTACTGAGCCGTTTATCCAATCAACAAGTCTATTTGTTAAAGCGTCACCACCTTTGGATTTTCTGTTAGTTCCAGTTTTCATACGTTCGAGCATGTTTTCTAAAGCTAACCTATATTTTTTACCAAAAGCAGCCTCTAATTTATTTAAATTTGTTTCAGAAAATATTATATCAACATTTTGTTGCCATTTTTCTAAAGCTTGCTTTCTAGAGTCTGTGTTTAACCCTTGTAATAAATCTGTATTTATATTGCCAGCTAACCAATTTTTGTCCGGTTTTATGTATCCATCTTCATTTATTGTCATTAAATCGTTAGCAAAATTTCTTAAAGAATTATCTTTAGCAATAAATTTATTTAATTCTTTTTTATCAATTTGAGATAATCCA